TAACACAAAGATCCGGCCCACGGTTTTCCGAGAGCCGGACCTTCGTTTCAGTACCGTTTGAACGGCGACGTCAGGCTAGTTCCCAGTCCCAGAATTAAGCCCCAATTCGCGTTTCCGCAAGATCGACATACTTCCTGACCTGCGGAAGCTCAGTTCGTCTCAAGAACGCAAACCGCACTATCCGTGATAAGTCCGAGACCCCAAATCGCGTACCATGCGATGCTGTGTTCGCGTCCGTGGTCAAGGACGCCACCGTCCCGAAGCTCGACGGGGAGAGAAATCGCATGCCCGAACGCGTTGTCGCCGATCATAATCGCTTGGAAAACAGGCTTGCGCTGATTCTCGGGCAGGTTCGGATCGTTCCAGATTTCGTTTACCTGCGTAGTCTCGATAAAGACCACGTCGTCGATCCTGCCCACCTCGCCGAGGGCGAAATTGCCCGGAGAGGCATACTTGGTGGTCTCGATCCAGGTCGGATCGTCACGAAGACGACGCGACTGCCTCGGATGGATAAAACAGACGTAGGTCTCACCGAGCCGCGGAATGTTCTTGCTCGCAAGAGTCTCAACCGCGTCCTTCACCAGAGCCGAGGTGAAGTAGTACTTGCCGGTAAGGCCCGCACGGCTGGTGGCGTGGGTACCGAGGTCATACGGAGAAAGAACCGTACGGTTGCTGTTAGCGGTCGTGTCAAACTTGTTGTAACCATACAGCACGCTGGATGCCTGCAGCAGGGTGTCGCGCGCGCTGGTATCCAGGTACTGCGCCATGTTACGCCCCAGTAGCCTGGAGGCGGAGGCCATTACATCATCAAAAGACGCGTTGAGCAGAAGCTCGGAAACCGCGACCGCCAGACCGTGCTCAGCGACGGTAATGCTGAACTGGCTCGCGCTGAGCGCATAGGTGGTCATGCGCACGCCTTCCGTCAGCTGCGAGGCAGGCGGAAGGTTGTTGTAGCGCATGAAATTGATGGTCAAGCCAGGGGCGACGCCTAGCTCCGTTTTCTTGACCGCGAACTGCTCGAACCGGAGAATCGGCATCGCGCTGAAGAGGATTTCCTTGCTCCAAAGCTCCTGAATGGCCGGAGACAGATTACTCCCGGTCGCGTAAATGGAGCCAGTGACGTTGGTAGTGAGATTTGGCGTACCAGTGATGGCGCTGGTCGCCGGGAGGCCAATCGGCATTTCTATCCCTTACCCGAAAAGACCCTTACCCAGACCAGACTGGGTATTCTTGCCGAAGATATGCGGCCGAATCTTGGCGTAATCGGCCATGCTCATGGACCGGATCTCCTCGGGTGTGAGCGTGTAAGTAGTCGGCTGGTTTTCCATCGGTCCAGTAGGCGTATAGCCAGCGGGAGAGACTCCCCGCGCAGGAGCCTGAGGCACCTGGGCGGCGACGTTCTGAAGGATCGCTTCGGTCTTCTGCCGAAGCTGCTCGATGGACGCTTCGACCTCGTCGACCGTATTTCCGTTGATGAGGTCAATAAGCTCCGGAGCGATCCTGTTGGCGTCGCGCTCCTCGCGAGCGCGCTTCTGGATGTAGCTCTGGAGTCGCGCAAATTCCTTTTCCTTCTCCAGAGCAGCGCGCTCTGCCTCACGCTCAGCCTGGAGCTGAGCAAAACGCTGCTCCCACTCCTTGTTCGTTTCCTGGAGGAGCTGGCGAAGCTCCATCTCCTCCTCGCGCTTGCGTCGAGCAGCCTCTTCCTCAGCCCGCTTGAGCGCTTCCCGCTCCTCCTCCCACGCCTTGATCTTGTCCTGTAGCTCGCTGACCTGGGCGCGGTAGCGCTCGATGTCCCGGTACAGCTTTTCCTTCTCCTGCCGACGGGCCTTCTCCACGTCCTCGGCCGTGAAGTAGCCAGGCGGCGGCGAGGCAACGCCGGACACGGGAGCGGTCGGAGCCACAGCCTGGTCCTGAAGGACGATCTGAGGTCGCGGCGCGGTGGTCGGCGGCACGATACCCGTCCCCTGTGCCTGAACCGGGATGTTCGGCTCAGGCTGCTGAACACCGGTAACCGGCATCTGGTCCATCAATAACTCATCTCCTGCTAGTCATCAGCATCCGGACTACGGCGCTGCGGCAATTTCGTGCCGAACGCCTGTGTCACCAATTCGGTCATCAGACGTGTTTCCTGATCACCCAGCAGACCTGTCAGTTCGGTGGCGAACTTGGTCGGCTTGGGGAGAGGACCCGCTGGGTTCGAGTTAGTGCTGCCAGATCGCGGGGTCGTCTTATTTTGCTGCTGTGTGGAGTTATCAAGGGGCGAACCGTCGGGATTCATCCCCGTTAGTTCCACAATAGCAGCAGCGATTTGTGCATTAAGAATGTCAAGCGCACCCTGTTCCTTGGCGTCGAGGACAAGTTCCTCGAAGATTTCTTGCATCTTTTCATCGGGGAACTCGACGCCCAGCTCACGAAGCGCACCACGCTTAGATTCGAGACCCAGTGCCATTTTCGCCTGGATTTCGTTCAGTTTAATCAAG